TATCGCCAATTATTAATTTTTTTTGTATATTTTGATAAGACCAGTCTATTTTATAATATTCGGTATCATTACCTAATGCAGACAATACTTTTTTAGAACTAAATGGTACAAATGGATAGAACATGATTGCAATATTGTAAATTGCTTCTAATGCACAAAAAATCGATTCTTCTGCATTTTCTTGATCGTATTTGATAGTTTTCCATGGTTCTTTTTTATCAAGATATCTATTAGTTTCTTGTGCTGTTGCTATGATAATTGAAAGGGCATTTCTTAATTCTACTTTACTATCTTGAGTCATATCTTTACCTAAATCAATTATCAACTTGATCTTGGGAAAGGTATGTGCATCTTGGATGCTCTGAGTAAATTCGTCTACATTATATTTTGAAAACTGAGCCTCTTTACCAGATATAGCTTTCAAAGAAATGCCCACTAATTCTTTACCTATATACATTTGACGCATAAGATTATTTAATTCATGTATGGTTTGATGTGGGCCGCTTCCAACCGCAGCGTTTATTTTTTTCTTAACAGCTGATGTTTTGCCCGTAATCAACCACATATCTGCTGGGTTCCAATTATCCTTTTTAGATATCTGAAATTCTTTTTTTACCACTCCACTAATGTAATCCATAAAAGAATCTGGACCACTATGGTCAAACTCAGACCATTTACCTGTCTTAAACTCCTCTAATATCTTCTTCTGTTGTTTCCAATATCCACTTAACCATTTTTCATTTACATTTACTTTAATTTCTTTCTGCCATATATCATTTAACTCCTTCATTGTAACTGTATCTGCCATCAAATCTTCCACACTATTCCACCTTTTCTTGTCTTTTAATGCTCGTAGAAAAATATATGTTGAACCTTTTTCTTGAGCTCGGGTGGCGGCCGCACCAGCTGGTATTTTGCCTGTTGATGTATTAGCAACCTGACCCCCAAATTCTGCTGTTTTTACAAATTTAGATAGAGATTTTTCAGTAACCGATCCTCTACCTCCCACTTTTCCTACTAACATAACATTGTTAGCAGTAGGAGATTTTAATTCTTTTTTTGCGTCTGTAGCGTATGTTTTAAGTGTTGATGCAGCCGCCCCACTAGTAGCATCATACTCCCAACCACTTACAATACAACCTGAAGCTGTAAAGGATTTATCGTCGACCATTAGAAATTGAGGTTTACGACTGTTATATTTCCAAATTTTATTTACAAAAATTTGAATTCGGTCTTCTTTTCTAAGATCACCTAAAGTTAAAACAGTTGCCATGACCTATTTATTATACTTTGAAGTCAGCAAACCTATCTAATATTTCTTGTCCTTGTCCTGTGTCAACTACATCCGACTGTGCGATCTGGGATACATCATACAATTTCATTTTGGATCTATCTACCCCAATAATAAATTTTTTAAAATAGGATGGGTCCGCATATCTATTCTTCAACTGTTTGATAAGCATCTGGTTAAGTTCCAATAACTCGTCTGTTGATATCAAAGCAAACATCAAGTCTGCCGTAGCTGGTAGACCAAATGATTCCGATGTATCTTCTAACCCAATATCGGTTGATACAAACCCTGTTCTGGTTGTCTGGGTAGCGGACATAATCGGCAAGTTATACTCTACTGCCAACCCTCTCATCTCTTCCGCAATGGCTTTGATGTATGTGTAAGAATTAACTACAGCACCATGTCTGAAACGACTTGATGCACAGATATTTAAATAATCAATAAAGATAATGTCTGGTCTAAATGTTTTCTTTAATGCCAACTCATTAAGCAAAGCTCTAAAGTGAGCACACGATGCCGAAGCGGTAGGATACTCTTTGACTATCAATTGTCCCTGTGTCTTCTTGGCTAATCTTTCAAACTTACTTTCATACATATGACGAGGCAAATCATGCAAATCATCCATTGTGATATTCATTAGATTGGCATCTATTCTTTCAGCAATACGGTTCTCTGACATCTCTAATGTTATATACAATACATTTTTACCTTGCATCAAACAATTAGCTGCAACATGAACCATAAACAATGACTTACCTACACCTGTACCAGCAAGTGCAATGTTTAAAGTTTTTCTGGGAAGACCACCCTTGGTAATCTTATTAAAAAACTCTAAGTCAAATGGAATCTTTTCTTCTTTGGTATGATAAAATTCATATCGGTCATCTGATTGTTTTATGTAATCGTGTCCAACATGGTCATCAAACGATACTCCTAGAGCTTGAGATAAAAGCTCAGGCAGAGCATCAGCGGATCTTTCTTTATCTTTACCATCTATGATATGAATGCCACTGAGTATAGCATTATAGATAGCTTTGTCTTTACACCACTTCTCTGTTTCATCAATAAGCCATTGATGATCCACTTTTTGTAAATCACTTTGTAAATCTTCCAGATAAGTGTTTACTTTTTTAAATTCTTCTTCAGTTACCGTACTTTTCTGGATTTCTATACCCAATGCTTCTACAGCCGGCAAAGATTTATACTTGTCGGCATATTGTAAAATCGTTTTAAATAAAGTTTTTTCTACATTATCTTGGAAATATTCCTCTTTTATAAAAGGTAATACTGTTCTACTATAGTCCTCATTTAGTATCAAATGATGGAGAATAGTTCTCTCCACTCTCGGTATTAACTGTGATTGCGTCATTCTCTAAACCTTCTTCTATTAACTCTAATAATATATCACCTGCGGTAGCAGCAAACTCGCCCGTTTCTAAATCCACCTCATTAGGATTATACAACACTTTCCACTTAAATGTCAAGGGTATTTCATCCGCATCTTGTGGATCTATTACATTACCATCATCATTATAAATGGGAAACATTACATCCGAATACTGATAAACCATGCCATCAAATTTACCATCCTGTATACGGACAGCTTGTTCTTTAGATTCTTTATGAACTACATAATGATATGCTGTCTTATCCATAATGACAATAAGAATGTAGTAAATATTTCTTACCACTTATCGGTTTTAATCCAGTATGTGGATAAGTCCAAGTGGGTGGAAACATTAACAATCTTCCTCTTTTTGGTTGTACTTCATAGGGTAAAAATGTTCCTGGTTTATGCATATCGAATCTAGTCACACCACCCACATCAACATCATTCAGGTAAATAAAGAATGCTAAAAATCGTCTAGCAGTATCATAGTCCCTTACATCAACATGGTTATCAAATCTATCATAATCATTATTTAAATAGCGTTTCATTCTAATGGATTCATACCCATAAGTTTCAGGCCACTGCTTACCCAGCACCCCACAATCTAATTTATAATGCATAATATAATCTTGAAACACCTCCAACATACCATTTTGGACCGACTGCCACTCTTCATGGTTAATAAAATTTATCTGTTCAAAAGATATTTTATCATTACCATCTTCAACATGCACAGTTTCAAAATGTTCATGTGAATCCTCAAACTTTTCTATCAAAGCTTCACAAGACACTTCATCTATTACATCATCATAAACTTTGATGTACTTATCCATTACCATTTTCCTAGAGGACATTCAGTTCCTTTTGGCCAAAGAACTTTTAATGGCATATAACAATCACATTCTTTACATAGTGGTTTGCTATATCTATCGCATTGTTCACAAATTTCTATTCTGATATGAGCTCTATCCAAATGTTCCTGAGAAAGGTTTTTCATCCACGAAAGATATCTTTTATTCAATGGAAGAAATTTCTCATTATATTTTGTTAGTAAATCTTTTATCTTATCCATAAGAAAACTCTATCTTAGCAGCTTGATCTAACTTGGCCATAACTTCTTCTGTGAAATACTTCTCTGGTTCAGCTAGTATCTGTTTGCCAAACACTTTACCACCATCCGGCATTTCATATCTTGTGGAAACTTTGGAGAAAATACCATGTTTTTCTCCAAGTTCCAATAACCCATAGTATCTATCTAGACCCTTAGTGTAAGACAACCGAACATCAACCATCTGGTTCTCTTTTGTTAGTCTTGATTTGTATGTTTTACAATGTACTATGTTGCCAACGATATCTGTTCCATCTTTATCTTTCTTCTTAGAAAGGTAGATGATAGTTGATGCTGCATACTTGAGTCCGCTACCACCACCCATTTCTTTCTGTGGGAACATTGACCCAATAACATCATAAGTGTGGTTTGTAATAAGTAACGGTACACCTAACTTGCCCAGTTTCAAGGTCAATACCCTAAAGGTTGCCTTGACTATTTGTGACCTGGTCATGTCTCTTGTTTCTTTACCTGCTTCTGTGTCTTCTATCTCTTTGGTAGTTGATAACATACCCAGACTATCAAGACACAATATTAGAGGCGTTCTAGATTCGTCTGCTTCATACGCTTCAAGCACTTGTAGAGCTTGATAACGGAACTCCTGTACGGTAGTAATTGGCAGTATAAGCATTCGTGATGAATCGATACCCCGTGACTCTATCATATCTTTTGTGATAGCGGACTCTGACTCAAAGAATACTACATTACCATCTACATTCTTCTCCAAGAACGACTGACAAACCCCGAGCAAGAAAAAAGTTTTGCCTGTTGCGGACTCTCCGGCGATGGCTGTAATTTTATTCGCAGGTAGACCGCCATGGATAGAGCCACTACATAGAGCATTGAAAATAAAACTACCGGTATCCACATAGCCGCTAACATCAGCAGCACTAAGACCATCACTAACAATCGCAGCATATTCATTACCTGTTTCCCTAATTACATTCTTTAAGAAATTTGACATCTACTTTTCTCCCTCGCTAACATATTTATTCATCCTCTTTGTGAACATCTCATAATACTCCTGTTGTGTAGGAAGTATCTCTTTATAATTTTGTCTACACAGATCAAGTTTGCTTTCCCAAGCTTCACGATAACGCAACATTAATATTCTAGTTTTCAATTTCTCAAAACTATCTACACGTTGCCAAGATTCTATGTTATAGGTATTGTTCTTATCATAGTCTTGCCATACAAAGGGTATTAAACCTACAGATAATGCTTCCGGATACCTTGATGTTGTTGCTGTCGGGTCTCGCCAATTAAAACATAGAGTACACTTGGCTCGTTCTATCATAGGGTACAATACTTTCCATTCTTTTATCCACTTAGCATCTCGCTTAACGCCTGAAGGAAATCCCCCAATCAATACTTGAGTAATATCTTTATCTCTGTACACCCCTTTAATAATTTTACCTCGGTCATCACCATCTTTCATTCTACCCCAATAAGCAAAATCTTTATCCTTTCTAATTGGCAACATTTGAGCCAATGGGTTTTTCAATGTCTGTATAAAATGATACTTCATGCCGTGTATGTTAGCAGGAAAATCTATCTCATCTATTGTGTTGAAATCACCGAGAGTAACACCATTAAATGTTTTCTCTCTATATAATTCTTCTGTATCACCTCTATCTGAACGCCACATAATAATATGTTTGCCTTCCATATGTGGTTTAATTTCTTCAATATAGTTATTAGATGTCTCCAAGTCTCGTGGATCTAGCTGTACTTCGCCGTGGTATCTAAACTCACTATCGGAAGGGATCACTACTACATCAGCATCTTTGAACACCTCAGCGTTGCGTTGTGGCCGTTGTCTTTTATCAAAACTTAAATTATATGTATCATAGTTATGTTGTGAATTGTCTTTCATCCATCTCACATACAGTTCAAAGAAACTATCCAAGACAGTTTCTAGTGGACCAGTATAGGTCACATTACTTCTCAAGCGAGCACAAACGATCCTCATCTATACCATCCTATCACATTTATCTAATAATGTCAATCGTTTTTATTTAATTGCTATTGCGCCTATAAACAAATGGTTCTGCCAGAAGCTTTGCACTGCTTTAAAACCAGCATTATTTAACATATTTTCAATCTCATCCCATGAATTGGGTTTAAGCATATTCTTTAAGGTCAATTCTTTCTGCATAATATCCTCATAATCAAAAGACTTATTTTTAAATTCGTAATAAGTGGTGCGTAACATATTCTCTATACGACTGTGTGATGTATCAATCTTTTCACCAAAAATAAATGCACCACCCCAGTTAAGACCATAATATATATTATGAATGACCTCTTCCCTACAAGAATAAGGCATAAACTGTAAGGTAAAAAGGGACGTTATTAGAGAACAATTCTCAAATTCATAATTACGGATATCATCGTAAATAAAATCAACAGAGGTGTCAGAATATTTCTCATCTAACTCCAACTTTCTGTCTTCAAGATTACCAAAGAAACCTTCGGCCACTTCTACCCCTACATACTTAGCATCAGGACAAGCCCCATAGTTATGTTCCAAAATACGTGCGGTGAGTTTGCCCGTAGAACAACCAATGTCTAATACATTAGTATCTCCCTCAACAAAATATCGTGAGAGACTTACAACATCATCCAATAAATTACTATAACCCCTGATACTCCAATCAATGTGTTCATCAAAACCTTCTTGCCTATGAGCAAAGGTAAAGTCAGCCATTATATTTCTCCAATACATTAGTATAAATTGCCGAGGCAATACGCTCCATCATTCTCGGTGGAACCATTCTGCCGCATCGTTCTGCTTTTTGATTCCATTTACCTGTCAATTTAAAATCATCCGGTAAACTCATTATACGCTTTAATTCTCCCAAAGTCAACTTCCTTGGCTCAATCCAATGAAATGCACCAGCTGTTGTATCTGCTGAGCCCATAGCAGTAATCGTAGGAGAGGGTTGATATTGTGATACCCTTTTAAGATTGAAGTGATGTCCTTTGGGATGGTAATCTGCTCCTGTAAGAACCTTATCGGGATCAATAGGCATTTTACTACCAGTATATTTCCAGTATGCTGTGTTGGTAAATTTCTCTGTAAGGTACTTCACTTCTTCTGTATCATAAACTAAATCAATCATTACATCCTTAACAGGAATAACATCTGCATCTGGTTGAGGAAATATTTGAGATATAGTCATAAAATTTAATCCCAACTTAGCCATTACATCGTGACGCACACCAATAAAGATAACCCTACTTCTTGTTTGAGATACACCAAAGTATCTACTGTCCAAAACTTGAGCACATACTTGATATCCTATATTACCAAATTCATTGAGTATCTTATTAAAATATTCTTTGGCTTCTCCTATCGTCAACCCCTTGACATTTTCTGCAACAATGACTTTTGGTTTGATGTCTTTTGCAACACGCAGAAATTCAAAGAATAGGTCTTCAATGTTCTCAACCATTTTACCATCAGAATAGTTTTTGGTCTGACCCCAACCATCAGAATGTTTACCAGCAACCTTCTCTACAGTCACATTACCAAACAGGTCAACACGTTCTTCTTCACGCACATTGTGAGATAATTTCCCTGCAACAGAAAATGCTGAACAGGGTGGTGATCCATCTAATATATCAATCTCACCTTCATCAACACCAGCTGCATCTAAGAAATTCTTACCTGTCAATTCTTTAATATCACCTGGAAGAATAACTGTCTCAGGATAATTTTCTGCATAAGTCTTTTGTGCTTCTTCAACAAACTCATTGATGACAAGAACCTTCCCGCCAGCTAATCTATAACCAGTAGAAGAACCACCCCCACCCGCAAAGGTGGAGATGACTTTGAACTTCTCTTGTGCAGATGCATCATGTACGTCTTGCATAGTGTAGGGTTTATATGTCACGGGGTTTCCTGAATATTATCAACATTTAATAAGAAATCTCTATAAGTTCCATTATGTTTAAGGTCTTCGTGATTAAGCACATTAACTCCTTTGCTGAGTTGTATCCTACCATCAGGAGATTTCTTCATTCGGTCTGAACACACACATAACATAAAATATACAAAATCTGCACGGCCTGTATTTGTCATACCAAATGTATGTTGACTCATCTTCATAAAGTCTTTAGTTAAACGTGTGCCTTCATCATCCAAGACTTGATTCTCTAACATGTCTAAAAACCATGTTACAATATTATCCTGACCATGCCAATGCATCAACGATGCCCATGCAGCAAAATTCCTTCGATAGTGACTAAATGCATCAACCCTGTCAAAAAATCCATCAATTAGTTTATCGCCTGCTTGAACAATCTTGTGCCACTGTTCCCATAATTCAATTGCATTTTGCATATCAAGTTTAGTTGCTTGGCGGCGCTTTTGGATTTCCCTAACAACAGTAATTTCACTGTCCTTTGCATCGGGATATTTCCTCTGGATTTCATCTTCTGGACGGCGAGGTTTCGGTGAAGCGGTTTTAGTAAAACACTCTGGTTCAACACCAAGAACAACAGGTGCCACAACAGTAACACCTTCTTTTATAATAGCTTCAAGACGATGTTGAAACTCCGTAATGTTACCTTCCTTATTAAAGGTAAGATGTCCACCATCTTTTAACCAACCATCATTTCTCATACTATTAGCTATGGCATTTACTTGTGAAGCTTTAATCTTACGATTATCATTATTGTGCCATTTTAGAATATATGCCGCCATTGCTGGTGTTATATCCGTTATAGGTAGAGATTGGTATTCCTGTTCAAATGGATCAAAACCCAATACTCTTATACTTTCTGCTCTTCGTTCTTCATCAATTATTTTGCTCATATTAAAAACTCCTTTATTAAATTATCCAAACAACGCCTCCAATGTAACTTGTGTACCATAACTTCTATCTACTCGCCAGTCGATACATTCTAATATCAATGAAATGGGATCAACAAAAGATTTCTCAAACTGTCTATCAAAATCTATCTGTTTATGTAAATCAAATTCTTTGGGCAACTCACCAAGAAACGCAATGACATTTGATTGCAATGCATTGGGTGTTTTAAGTAATACATATTTTAACTTTTCACCATCCATAATCAACGGATACTTATGTGTCAATTTATGTTTCTTTAATAAATGATTGTAGATGATGGCACCCTTGATATGCATAGGTGTACCTTTCTTGAATATTGTGGACTTATCACCCCACTTGCGAATACCATTTACTGAGCGGGGGAAGGCCATCAACTCTACAGGCAGTGCCATAAATTCTTTACGAAAAGTTTGTATAAACTTATTCACATTAAACTCATCTTCATTTACAATAACTTTTAATGAATCACGGATACGCTCACGACAAGCGTGTGGTGTTGATGACTTAACAGCTTCGATACCCATCACCTTGATTTGTGGTTCGGCGTATCTTACACCCTCACTATCAATAACATTTAAGATGTATCGTTTCTTGGCAGTCCAAATTCCTTTGTCAGCAATAACTTCTCTGTCCATCTCCATCTTATTTTCATAAGCATTTATATACGAGGCAAGGTCTCTATAACATTCATCAATAAACGGTTGGATTTTTTCTTTAGCGATAGTGTCCAAGAAGTTGGTGATTGTGTCCCTAGATGTGTCACTTCTGTTTTCAAAAGTTTGACGTACAATTTTATCAAAGGTAACGTATATAGAGTCTGTATCGGATGCAATAATATAGTCTTCACCTTTTGTTTGTAGTATGTTGTTAATATAATCATTTACTTTTCCTTCAATCCATCTAATACTGAGTTGACCGGCCGTTGTTATAGCAGTAGCTAATCTCTCATCATAATAACGGAAATATTCATTACCCATAGAGCCGTAAGAACTATTTAGAGCAATCTTACGAGCCATTTGAATATTATGATAAGTTGATATCTGTGCTAAATACTTTTCGTCTTTCGTATCCTCATATCGTTGTTTAGCTTCGAGCATATACTTTTTAAACTTCACACGGTCATTGTAGAACTTCTCCATCAACTCTGGTAGAAACCCTTTAATGTCTGTGCGGAAACAAGCACCGTTGGGAGTAACAGTCAATCCCAATTCGGGCAACATACTGGTATCTACTTCTTTATCTAAAAGTTTATCAACTGAAATTTTATGAGGGAAACTTTCCTTTATCAAAGTCTCTACCGAAATATTATACTGCATAATCAAATGAGGATACAGACTATTTAAATCAAACGACATCACCCAGTTGTGTTGACCGACTTGGGGATCTTTTACATAAGCACCTTCATACTTCGCAGTCTTATCATTCCTCATTCGTTGTGGTATGACTTTATTCTTCTCTTTAAGATAATTAAAGATGATAACATCCCACATACGATTCTGTGAATAAACATCGTTATAATTAATCTTAGCTTCATATGCCATCGTAAACATTAACTGGATCATACCCAGATGATTCTCTAATGCATCGACCAGTTCCACATCCTTGATGTTGTAATCAATAAACGATTGATAATCTTTAGTATACCATTCTTTGAATGTATCATAGGGATTGGGATCCTTTTTAGTACCCAACTCAACGAAAGCTATGTTGTCTAATGTGAATGACTCTTGGTCAGTATATGTAAACTTTTTATACAAGTCCAGATAATCAAGATTAGAAACACCCCATATATTATATCGTGTTACATCTCTTCCAAATGTGGAAGTATGTTCTTCAGTCACCACTTTCCACGGTGATAAAGTTTGCATAAACTTATTGCCAAAGAGTTTTTTTATTCTAAGGCAGAGATAGGGAATATCAAAGAAGGTAGTATTCCAACCAGTGATAACATCTGGTTGAACTGCTTCCATAAAAGAAACAAACTCCCTAAGCAACTCCCCTTCACCATCACAATGCACATATTCAACATCATCACGGGTGTTGTTGTAGTCGTAGATACCCCACACCATAATCTTCTTAGTGGTATAGTTCTTGACAGTAATGGCAAGGACTTCTTCCTCTGCCAGGTTGGGGTCAGGGAAACCATTCTCACTTGCCACCTCAATATCAAGAGATAGAGTTAGAATCTTATCTTGATTCCATTCTATAATGCCTGGGTAGTTATCCGATATATAACAATACTGAAATCTCTCTTGGCCATACACCAAGTCGGGCTGTTCTTGATAGTTCTTTAGGAAATCTCTAGCCTGATAAATGCTATTAAACTTGACCGGTTCTACTGTCGTACCAGACAAGGTTTTATATTTTGTTTTTTTCTTAGTGGGAACAAATAAAGTAGGTTTATACTTTATCTTCTCCATAATCCGTTTGCCATTACTAATGGCACGCAGATAAAGGGTATCACCTTTAAGAATTATATTTGTGTAAAAGTTTTCAGACATATGGATAGTATATCACATATCCATCATCCAGTCAAGATTTGTTTAGTATTTACTTTTACTTCGGGTACTACTATACCAGAACCAAACATTTGTCTATAATTATTTACTATATCATCAGCAGGGTCTGCAATAAAAACAACATGTTCCCTTGGCACTTCAAAAGTCTTACTCTTTGCAAAAGGAACCCACGGCCCGAAACCCATTTGAACTTGTCCACCAGGATCTGGATTACCCACAGGCATTATCATTGCTGGGTTTTCCAAAGTCACTGTATCGGTATTGATATCAATATCAGCTACCAAATCTTCACCACTTTTAAGTCTAACTAATTTTATTGCCATAATATATTTCTCTCTCAAACAACCTTTTTTTTATTTCCTATATTGTATTTTGTTTCTAACAACCACTCATTTTTCTCTTTGTAAGTTAGTACCTTTATTTGTGATAAAGGTGCCTTATCCTCAGCGTTCCCCATAATTTCCACCAATCCCCAATCAGATAATAAAGTAGCTATTGTATTTCTACGTTGCACATCATTAATACTAATGTTTGAGGGTTTACCATCTAGAGCAAAAAGCTCTTTAAAATGAACTAAAAAATATCTACCTTGTTTATGTAATATATGACACGACTGGTATAATTTTCTTTCTTTACGGGAGGCTATACCAATGCGGGATAAAGTTTCTCTAACCTTTAAGAAATCATCTGGTTCTGCCAATTTGATTTCCAACATCAAATCCGGATTCCACTCCAATTCTTCCATGATTAATCTCCATTATTATCACATTATGATCATGATTATGGAGATATTTATTTCTTTCCGCCTTTAGACAATGCCCTTTTCATTATTACTAATTGGTCCTCACTCAGAATAGTAAGTGCTATTCTAGCTTTCTCATTACTATATCCAAAATACTCTTTAACTAAATCTAAATTTTGTACCTTAGAAGGTTTCATCCATGGAGAAAATCGTTTCTTCTTAGGCAATCCGTGCAGATAAAAATCATACTGTAATTTCTTATCCATATGATGGAACCCATTCATTTCATTAGCAAACAAAACTGTATCAGCAAACCCAGACAAACATTTATTAACAATGAATGTGGGATATTTTTTCTCCCAAAACTCATCACCATCCTCCGGCATCAAATTATTCTTTTTATAATTTACGGAGTTTAAATAATCTTTTAAATCATACACTAAGTGGGACCTCTTCCATAATTATACACCGAAATGCCCTTGTTTGTCAACTCTTCCGTATGGTAAGTTTTGCCAAATGGATCAAAGATAATACTTCCGGGATTGAAATCATAAGTAGAATATTGTTCATGATGATGCATAACATAGGTTAATGGATAAGTTACCTCATCAGGATGACCATCCCAATATACATGAAAGGCTTTATGTTCTATAAAACTACCCAATAAAATTGATGGAGAACCTACCTCTTGGTCTACTCCTGGTTTAAATCCTTTACCCAAAATACATACATCATTATTAAAACTAATAATTTTTTCAGCCATTTTCTTAGCTTGTTTTTCTCTAGTAGTCATAATAGCTTCAAACAAATCATAACCCAAATCTAACTCTTTTGCCAAATATCTAAGAGCAATGTTATCTCTAGGATGACAACCACCACCATCACCTAAACCAGCCGACATATATTTGGGTCCCATAATTCTATCTGTAGATTCTTTGAGAGCAGTAGTAATAACATCTACATTCATATTTCCTATACTTTCTGATACATCAGCAATCATATTAACTAATGCCAACTTGGTAGAAATAAATGTATTATAGAATATCTTAATACCCTCAGACTCTTCCCAAGTACCAGTTACAATTCGTGTCCTTTTAAATACAAATTTATTATAAAACCATTTCAACATCTTAGCATCTTTACTTTCACCACCATCTTCTGTTCCTATAATAATCATCTCCGGATAAATCATATCATACTTAACTGAACCTTGAGCTATCAAATAGGGATTATAAATGAAACGACCATTCTCAACTAAAGGAGCAATCTCCCTTCTTACTGTACCAGGCAAGACAGTAGATATTAATACTATAAGAGTCTTATCATTTATCAACTTATCAATAGAACTAACAACTGTCTTAACTGCTGTATAATCAAAATCTCTAGGTTCTAGATGACTAGTAGGATATCTTCCATCATAATCTTTATGGTGGGGTGTGGGCACCGCCACAAAAACTATATCTTTATTTTCTACAGCCTCTGCCAAAGTTTTAGTCATATTAAGAGTAGTATCTATCTCTTGTCTGATATCAAAACCAACAACATCATAATGTTGTGCCATAACTTCAGCAGCATCTTTACCTAAATTGCCTATGCCCACAAAACCTACTCTCATTTTAAACTCTCCACAATAAATTTCCTCAATTTTAAATTTGTAACATAAAAAAACCATTACCAGTAGGATGAATTTGCCAGTTTTCTTTGTAGGGACCCATCTCATAGCTAGCTTTAGCTATCTTAAATCCAACAGATTCAAATAGATTAATCCACCAATCTAAATTTTCTCTAATAACATGGGTAACATCTTTCTCATAAGCCTCAATAAAATATTTTTCACCATCACCCAAAGGAACCATTACCATCATCTTCTTACAACTGTTCCGCAACATCATCAATTGACTATCAATATCTTCATAAGGTATATGTTCTAAAATATCTTTGCAGATAATCCAATCATAAAAACCAAACTCTGCCAAAGGTTCAATACAAGTTACATGACCATTAACTTCTTTAGGTGCTTTTGATATAGCATATTCGCTAATATCAACACCGTAAGAATCATAACCTAATAATTGTAAAGCATATACCAAATATCCCTTTGCACATCCAAAATCACAAATCGTCTGGTGTTTATCTAAGTTACAATCTAAAACTATATGATGAGCCAATGGAAGAGTTAATTCTGGCAACCATCGATAATTAGTATATAAACTTTTACCTGTCATAGGACCTTGTTCATAATATTCACGGTCAAACTCTATCATACAAATTCCTCATGCATCAACGGACTGCTAAACTCATTAAATTTATCTATCTCACCATTAATAAAACCTTTCAACATATTCACATTATCTGTAAAAACACACCCGGTACACTGTTCCGCAATAGAAAATTGCTGGTCTATCTTCTTATCCAAATAATCAAGTATATCACCAGGAGCACACAAGGAATACTTTTGCATAAACTTTGTATTCTGGTCATTCAATACTACACTATCACAGGGAAATACTGAACCTGGTTGCCCAGTTTCATGGTGTACCTCCTCTGAAAGATAGGGTCTGAAATAAGATTGGTGACAAGTAACACTATCTGGTGCACCATGTATTTTAAACTGATGAAAGAACCTGGGGTCATCCAAATCTTTTATTAATTTTTCTACCAAGTCATGGCGTTTCAATAATTCTTCTTGAGGCAATAAACAATTTGGTAACAGTCTAATATATTTAGCTTTCATTCTGGTTGCAATCTTAGAAACCATTCTCATTGTTTCTAAATCATAATCTTCATCATAACAAAATGAAGAACCAATGACTGTATCACCTGTAAAGTGTTCCGTGGGTAAGTTAATCTTTACTTCCCAATGAGGAAATACATTAATAGATACCCTGACCCATGACAACATTGGCCATATGTCTGGATTAATTCGTCGTGTTAATGTACCATTAGTTATCAATGCAACCTTTAAGTCTTGGGATTTAAGCCATCGTATCAATTCATTAATATGTTTATATGATGTTGGTTCTCCCCCACCAGTTAAAATGGCAGCCTTGAGTCCTCTTGTCTTGAGTTTGGTTACATAATCTTTTATAACATCCATCTCAATACGAGAATGGGTATCTCTATAGGTAACAGAACAATAAGCACAAGTTAAATTACACGCACCTTCTGGTGATATGTGGGTAGAAATAACTGTATTGGGATTACCATTCTTATAATTATTCATCTGTTCTGGATGTCTCCAAAACTTGATACCTGTAGAGGTAAACTTGTGTTCTTCAGCCGACTTAGGTGGTATTAGCATTCATGTAGTCTCGCATTTCTTTAGGCATTTCATATGCCTCTGCTCTAGGAATTAAATGAGTATGATTCCTAGAAGGTTCTAAATTTGTTGTCTGTGGTGTCCAATGTAACCATTTATCAAAGTACCAATTTTCTGCTGGCACCGAATCTCCTATCTTTGCAGAAAAATCTAAAGCTGCCTTATGTTTATATTCCATTGTCTTCTCATTAAGACAGAACCCAAAGTTATAACAACCCGTCTGAGACAAAACAGGTTCTACACTTTGTTCTGAAAACTGTCCGAATCCCAAGTTAGGAATTTCTCCTTTATATGCGGCAGGTCCAAATCTATTTCTCATCGGTATTCTCCAATCCATACTTTTCCATAATTCTATCTGTGGGGCATACAAATAAGGAGAGCGATGTGATTCAAACTCATCAATAAATTTTCTAAACATACCAGGCGCCCACACCATATCAGGTTCCATAAAGACAGTCATATAATGAATATCATGGTGTCTAACAGATAATTCTGCCAACAATTTAAATTGATTTTTCGGAGTATCATAATGTTGAAATGTTACATGTACCTTATCGTCATCCATATCTTGGATAACCTGTTTTGGAGTTACCTCTATATCATTTATTCTTATAAAATTCTGTGGCCTAGACCAAGGTTCATCAGAAAAATAAACACATACCTGGTCTGCTACTTCTCTTACACTGCTAATGGATCGTTCCAAAAAATCAGTACCGTATAAAATTCTATATATGATTATTAAATTTTTCATCCGCAGGCCGGGCAATATATATATTTATTACAACTTGAAGGTAAGTATTTTAAATCTAATGCAGAAGGATCCATAGAGGCCATAGAGGAACATACCCATGCAATTACACCGCCGCTATTAACTGCTCGTAAAGCTATCCGCTTACCAGCAGCAGCACCAGCATTGTCATTGAAAGTTATAATCAAATCTTGGTCTTCCTTCAATTCAACTCGACCTCCAATATGAATATTTTGAACATAGGTTCCTATTCCACTTTTTCCAAAGGAACAACTTTTACCAGCTCGTAAGGATGCTCCACAATCACCATCTGATCCCATACCGATACAAGAATTACATCCTTTTTTAGGAAATTCTCCATTCATAAAGAAATATTCCATCATCTCCATCTTCCAAGGACCTATAACTGAAAATGCTTCTGAAATTTTAGCCTTAACTGTATAATTGCTATAAGAAGGAATTGCTACTGTTGCTAAGATTCCAATCACTGCTACCACAATCATCAACTCTATTAATGTAAATCCTTTCTGTTTCATATCAACCTCTCAATTGACTCTATCACCACCATACTCAAAGTTTAGTGAGTCTACATTTTCCCTCACCAAAACTCCCCCGTTACTTAGATGAAACTTACGAGCCATCTCTGTCTTAGGAGACAGTGTAACAAATCTTTTTATCCACGTTCTGGTTAGTTGTAAATAATTTAAAGTATCTATAACTAACAATCTACCAGAACCGGGGCGACGACTCCACACAGTATAAAATATTGCGTGGTCTAATCCGGTCATAGTATCCAAATGTGCTATCGTGCTGGGAATACCCCTACAATATGCAACACAAACAATAGCACCACCATTTGTAAATACTTCTCTGCCGGCCGTGTGTCTAAATTCTCTATTGAGTTCCGATCTAACTGGATCTTCCTCCCACGGAAGATTGAGAGGCCAGATGTCACCATATTTAATTTGTTTAACTCTCATTCATAACTTCCTTTAATTTTTGAGCATCTGCCACACGTTGTTGTCTAGTCTTTTCATGTATCGCCGCATCACCTTGAAATTTACCTTGTCTATTTTCCAGATAAGTTTTATCTTGAACAGACTTCCCTACGCTAAAATGCATATGCTCACCATGAACATGTTCAAGCCATTGAGTTCTACCAACTAACTGAGCAACTTCAAAAATCCATGTATCATTATAACCAAAATTGTAAACGCCCGGTGTAAAATAACCTAAGGTATCACACCACTTTTTACTCACAATAGGAAAGGCACAATGATTTCCTCCATGTATATCATCATTCATCCACATACAATAAATATCATCAGGATAACTATCACTATTCTGTTCAACAGTTCTATCCCATCCTGGAGTTCTATATAACAGGTCATCATTACCCATTATAATAATATCACCTAAACACCTTTCATACAAATCATTCCAAGACTTAGATACACTTTTAGGTTCACCAAAAATAATATGAACTCTAAGAAATTCTGAAAATTCTTCCTGTGAAAACAAAAGATAATCCATATAAGCATTTTTTGCTTCATCATCACTGTCAACATACATCAACATTTCAATTCTCTGTCTATCAGTAGCTGTTTCATAGACCGATTTAATAAATTCACCTAATCTACCAGGACGACCCCGTGTTGGAGTTAATATAGAAATAGTTTT